ACTCCTATAACTTCTAGCAAGTATGGCGATGGATTAAACAGGCTAAAAATTCTAGCAGGAATATGAACGGCAAATTTGATACGACCCTAGTAAAAAGGCCACATCAATCTGAAAAATATACTACAGAGCAAATTGAAGAAATTAGCAAATGTATACAGGACCCTGTATATTTTATTGGTACCTATTGCAGTATTCAACATCCTGTAAAGGGTCGAGTCGACTTCCGATTATTTGACTACCAAAAAAGATTAATAGAAACATATAATGATTATAGATATGCAATAGCACTTCTTCCTAGACAAACAGGAAAGTCTACTGCGGCGGCGGCATACTTATTATGGTATGCAATGTATAAACCTGATTCTGTTATATTAATTGCGGCACACAAATACGCAGGTGCCCAAGAAATTATGCAAAGGTTACGTTATATATATGAAACATTACCTAACTTTGTACGGTCAGGATGTACAAGTTATAATAGAGGATCTATAGAATTTGAAAATGGATCACGTATAGTTTCACAAGCAACTACTGAAACTACTGGTCGAGGTATGAGTTTAACACTCATTTATTTAGACGAGTTTGCATATGTACAACCACGTATGGCAGAAGAGTTTTGGACTGCATTATCACCTACATTGTCAACAGGTGGTAAATGTATTATTACAAGTACACCTAATCAAGATGATGATCAATTTGCACGTATTTGGAAAGATTCTGCAAATACAATAGATGAATTTGGTAATGAGAACGAGGTAGGTAAAAATGGTTTTAAAAGTTTTACAGCTCATTGGAGCGAGCATCCTGATAGAGATCAAGCCTGGGCAGACGAAGAACGAAATAAAATAGGTGAAGAAAAATTTAGGCGAGAACATTTATGCGAATTTATTACAGCAGACGAAACTTTAATTAACCCACTTAAATTAACTTTATTAGAAACAAAACAACCTATACGTAAACAAGGGCAAATCCGTTGGTACAAACCTATTGAAAAAAATAAAATATACTTAGTAGGATTAGATCCTAGTTTAGGTACTGGAGGAGATAATTCTGCAATTGAAGTATTTGAATTACCTAGTTTAATACAAGTAGCAGAATGGCAACATAATAAAACCGCCATAGAAGGACAAATAAGAACATTACATGCCATAATAGAAGAATTACACGGAGTAGTCGAAAATGAAGAAAGTATATTTTGGTCAGTAGAAAATAATTCGTTAGGTGAAGCCGCATTAGTAGTAATACGTGAAATGGGCGAAGAAAAATTTCACGGTACATTTTTACATGAACCTAAACGTAGAGGTCATTCTAGAATATATAGACATGGATTTACTACTACACAAAAATCAAAATTACAAGCATGTGCAAAGTACAAACATTACGTTGAAAACGATAAATTAATCATTAATAGTAATAATTTATTGCGTGAAACAAAGAATTTTATAGCAAAAGGGCCTTCTTTTGCGGCAAAAGAGGGCGAAACAGATGATTTAGTATCGGCCGCATTATTAGTTATGAGAATGACTCAAGTAATGATAAGTTTTGATGAAAGTACTTTTGATACGTTACGTGAAACGTTAGATGTAGATGAGATTCTAACCCCCATGCCAATTGGCATAATCTAATAAATATATAAAATAATGGATGTAATCTTATGGCAGTAAATAGTGATATTGTTGCAAACGATTTATTTAAAACAATAAAAGGTTTTAACTTAAATGTTCAACTGTTTAATGAAGACGGAAAACGTGTAATTGATCCTGCTGAAGCAAGAAAATTTTATGCTACAGATAAAAAGTTTATGGTTACATATGAATCCGATGAGGATCCACAAAGCATAAAAGTTTACTTTGGTAAAAATTTTACACTTGACGAAGATAGTGATTTCAATTATAATAAATTTATTAAACAAGTTAGAAATTTAGCTCAACGAAAAAATGCAATAGGATTTACGGTTAAAAATTATGGTAAAGAAATTCAGCCTAAGGATTTTGCATACCAAGCAATTAATAGGAACGCAGATATGGGAAACATAGCAGAAGGTTTATCACCCGCATACGGGTCGAGTAAATCAAGTTATCAAACATTAGATAACGCAAAATTAGTTATACGGCATAACAAACCAATTGACGAGAATTCAAGAGGATCTCGTGCAAGAAACATTACTGCATTATTTGTAGAAAACGGTGCAGGCGAAAGATTTAAGTATCCTTACAATCATTTAGCGGCCGCTAGAGCAATGACAAGACATGTTGCAGAAGGCGGAACTCCGTATGATAATATAGGTTCATATATTACTAAACTCTCAGAAGAAAGTTTGGGACTTACAAAATTTATGCGATATTCTAAATCAAATGGTTTAATGAACGAAGATACAGAACCTGTTATTAATGGTATTAAAACCAGATTAAACCAAGTAAGAGAGTCATTAAAGCGTATGTCTACCCATAGAGGCTATGCAAATGTAGTAGAAACATTAGGCGAAACTAAAAAAGAATTGGACGAAGAATTAGTAAATGAACTCAAAGACAAATTTACTGTTATTCGTTTTGATGAAGATATGGAGTCAGTTCTTCCCTATGTCGCTAGAATTGTTTCAGAAATGAATAATGCAAGTAGAATTTCCGAAACATTTAGTGAATTTAAAGAGGCAGTTAATACGGCAGGAGAAATTCAAGTACAAATGGTAGAAGCAGATCATCCAGAAAATCCTGCTAATTTGGTGTTTGATAATGTTACAAAAAAGAATCAACATATAATTAGTTATATGTCAGAACATGTTTTAGATGAGAATATTCAAACCCTAATGAAACAAATAGCAATTGATTATCCAAGATATGACGTGCCAATGAAAAATGAATCATTGGCATTAGTGAAATCTATTATGGAAACCGGACAAACTCCGCAGACTGCACCTCAAGAACCTCCAATAGACGAAGCATTCATCGATGAAATTGATGAATCTCTTAGTAAGTACACAACTACTGATATCTTTTTTGAAAAAGGCAATTCAGATTGGAATAAATGGTTAAATGACCCAAAGACTTATGGCAAAAAAGGTTATTTAACAAAAACCGATATGCAAAAGAAAAAAGCATCTATTAAGAAAAAAGCATTAGCATCACAGGGTGTTTCTGATAATTCCTCTGTTGAAGGAGGCCCAATGCCAGATAACTATGTTCCGACTCTTTATAAAAAAGAAGGCGTCGGTGAAGCAGACGAAGCAGTATTAAAACTAGCAGGGGTATACAAATGATTCCAGATATTAAGAATGAAAATGATTTAAGAAGATTAGCAGGAATTCCTATTAAAGAAGATCCTTTTGATATTCCGCCCGATGACGACGATGAAGCAGAAGATTGGGGTGTACCAAGTAAACCAAGCGGAAGTTTAGATAATATTATTGCTAAACATAGAGAACCATTTGAATCTGTAATGCGAGGCGAATCTGCGTTATACGATCATCAAGAATTTTTTGATGAATTATACGAATACTATGTTAATTCAGGTGAAATGCCATACGGTATTGCTAAAGCAAGAGATGGCGACCCAGACCAATGGATTCAAGAAGAACTAGATCGTGAATATGGTGATGACTTTGCTACTGATGATGTACCCGATTCAATGGATGGGGATTTTGATTCAGGCATGGCTTCGGCTGGTTTTGGTACAGACGAAGACTACGGCTACTATGGTGAAAGCAAAGAACCAAAGACATTCAAAGAACATTTAAATAAAGTTGTAGCAGAAACGAAGATAAAAAAATGATATATGGTCTCTTATGATATATATGATTTTGAGATAACAACTCATTGTCAAGCAGGCTGTCCAGCCTGTCCTAGATTTGATATAACATACGACATAGACGGAAAAATTATACCAACGTATAATTTATCATTAAAACCAAAACATATGGAGTTTAATGATTTTAAAGAAGTTGTATTAAAAAATGATAATATTTGGGAAAATAAACAGATAAATTTTTGCGGGGAATTTGGTGATCCAATGATTCATCCTAACGTAGAAAAATTTATTGATATAATTAATTCATCTAGTGCAAAAGAGCTTATTATTAATACTAATGGCGGAATACGAAAACCCGAATTTTATAAACACTTATGTACAAATTACGAAAAATTATCATTTATTTTTGGAATAGATGGACTAACAAATAAGACTAATCAATTATATAGACGGCGTGTTAATACAAAAATAGCATTTGAAAACTTAACAGTGGTTGCTAGTTTTGGTAAAGCAACTTGGAAATATATAATTTTTGATCATAATTATTTTGAAATTGATGATGTAGAAAAATTTAGTAAAAAATTTAATATTCCTATTATTTTTATAATTAATACTAGAGAATATAATAGAATATCTAAAATTAATTTAGAAAAAATAAAAAAATATAATATAAAAGGAAAGAAATGGGAGTTCTTTCAACCTCCGATAAAGAATGGAAATTAAAATGCTTTAATTATCATGCTTGGCAAACCGGACAACATGGTGCTGAAAAAATTGTAGATAATAAATGGCATGATCTAGATATTACCATAGATTTAAAAGTATTACCTTGTTGTGCCTATCACTCAAAATGTTCTGAAGGTCCAACAGGTGATCCATATTTAGATAATTTACCATCGGATTGGAATGATTTAAAAAAGCACACGTTAGAAGAAATACTTAACCATGAAGTATTTACAGAATACCTAACAGATAAGAATTGGCAAGATCCAAAAACATGCCCTCCTTTTTGTGCAAGTGTATGTGGATCTAAATAAAAATTAATTTTAAAAAAAGACTTGACTTTGATAAATAGATTTGTTATAATAAGTTCATGATGTATGTCATGGACACTAGGCTAATAAAAGCAATAGAAAATTTAGGCACATACATAGGCTAATATAGGAGAAATAATATGGCTACACTAGCAGAAATACGAGCAAAGCTCTTGGAAAAAGAGCAACGTACAGGCGGAAGTTTTCAATCCGACAACGCAATTTACGCATTCTGGAATATCCCAGAAAATTCAACAGCAACTTTAAGATTTTTACCAGATTCAGATGAAACGAACACGTTCTTTTGGAAAGAGCGTCAAATGATTCGTTTGTCATTTCCTGGTATCAAAGGACAGGACGAATCACGTAGTGTTACAGTCCAAGTTCCTTGTGTAGAAATGTGGGGCGATGCATGTCCAGTACATGCTGAAATTCGTCCTTGGTTTAAAGATCCAAGTCTCGAAGATGAAGGTCGTAAATATTGGAAAAAGCGATCTTATATTTTTCAAGGATTTGTTACTGACAATCCATGGGGTGATGATACTCCACCAGAAAATCCAATTCGCAGGTTTATTATAAATCCGTCTATTTACAAAATTATTTCGGCGGCATTAATGGATCCTGACTTTCCGGAAATTCCAACTGATTTTGAAGCAGGAACTGACTTTAAACTTACAAAAACACAAAAAGGTCAGTATGCTGATTATTCGACTTCAAATTGGGCTCGTAGAGAACGTAGCCTAGATCAGACTGAACGAGATGCAATCCAAACACATGGATTGTTTAATCTTAATGATTTTATGCCAAAACGACCAAACAATGATGAGATTAAAATTATCTTTGAAATGTTTGAATCATCTGTAGCAGGAGAACTATATGATCCAGAACGTTTTGGTTCGTACTATACTCCCCAAGGTGTTCAGCTGACCAACTTTAACAAATCAGCATCTAGCGGCCCGTCGAAGGTTTCTAAAACACCTGAACCAGTTGTTGCAGAAACAACAACAACTCCTACCAAAGAGAAAGTTGAAACTGAAACTGAAACTGAAGGCGGAGAAAAACCTTCAGCGGATCAAATTCTTAAAATGATTCGTGAGCGAAAAGCTCAATAATTTTATTCAAAGGGGAACATCCAGTTCCCCTTTTACTTTCACTTTAGAGGAAACAGATGAAACCATTTGATATATCAAAATTTAGAAAAAGTATTACAAAAGCAGTTCCAGGAATGTCGAGCGGATTCCACGACCCCGTAGATTGGATTAGTACTGGAAATTTAGCACTTAATTTTTTAATTTCAGGAGATTTTAATAGAGGAATACCTCTAGGGAGGGTTACCTGTCTTGCTGGTGAAAGCGGAAGCGGAAAAAGTTTCATTGCCAGTGGAAACTTAGTGCGTCATGCCCAACAGCAAGGCATCCTCCCTATTGTATTAGATTCAGAAAATGCTTTAGACTCAGATTGGTTGCAAGCATTAGATGTAGATATTTCAGAAGATAAGTTGTTACGGTTTGGTGTATCAATGATAGATGAAGTTGCAAAATTTATCAGTGAGTTCATGAAAGGCTACCGCGAACAATATGCAGATGTACCATACGAAGAACGCCAAAAAGTTCTCTTTGTAATAGATTCGCTAGGTATGCTACTTACCCCAACTGATAAAGATCAATTTGAAAAAGGAGATATGAAAGGCGACATGGGTCGTAAGCCTAAGGCACTAACGGCCCTTGTTCGCAATAGTGTTAATTTACTTGCTGGAAATCCAGTAGGATTAATTGCTACTAATCATACATATGCATCACAAGATATGTTTGATCCAGATGATAAGATTAGTGGTGGGCAAGGATTTATATATGCTTCATCTATCGTTGTTGCGATGCGAAAACTAAAACTTAAAGAAGATGAAGAAGGCAATAAAATTACAGACATACGAGGTATTAGAGCGGCTTGCAAAGTAATGAAAACACGTTTTGCTAAACCATTTGAAAGTGTACAAATTAAAATACCGTATGATACTGGCATGGATCCGTATAGCGGATGTTTAGACTTATTCGAAAAAGCAGGTGTAATAGTTAAAGAAGGTAATAAACTAAAGTATACAACTGCCAAGGGTGAAGAAATAAAAGAATTCCGAAAGGGTTGGAATCATGAAAACTTACAAAAAGTTATAGATGATTTCAAAGAAAACGATGCTCCTCTGGTAAATAACGATGATGTGGTACCAGAGGAGGTAATCGATGAAGATGAGTGAACAGGAAGTTCATTTAATACATGACTTATGGGATGTTGTAAAATCATATTCTTCAAGTAAAGACCATGAAATTGTGTGTGAAGAACTCTTAGAAAAATTTGATAATAACGGATTTGTTGTTGAAGATAATGTAAGAGAGTTAAAAGGATATGATGGAATAATGGACGATGTATTAGATAATATGTATTATGAAGAAGAAGAGGATGAAGAAGAGTATTTAGATGGAGACGAACCCGAATCATACGATTACTAAATATGAGTACATGGTATAGAAAAGTACAAGAAGACTTGGGTGAACTTGTTAATTGTATATCGGCATATGAAGCCATACTTGATGAAGCAAGAGTAGAGTGTGGTATGAAAGGTAATTTAGAAAAGTTATCTAGAGAAATGCCAGGCATTGTTGAGCATAGATTTAATCAATTACAAGAAATAGAAGCAATATTGGAATTCCTTAATATAGAGCTTCGTAAAAAACGATCCTACGTTTTTAGAAAATTTACAGAACATTACAACAAAGCACTAAGTTCAAGAGATGCTGAAAAGTATGTCGATGGAGAAGATGAAATCGCTGACTTTCAGCATTTAGTTAACGAGTTTGCATTAATGCGAAATAGGTTTCATGGCCTTATAAAAGCCTTAGATGCAAAACAATTTCAAATTAATAATATTGTTAAACTGCGAGTAGCAGGTCTGGAGGATATTGGATTATAATGGGTAGTACAGAATCATGGTGGTATAAAACAAGACTACCTGAACTAGAAGAAGAAGAAAGAAAACGAAAAGAGCTAGAAAATTCAAAAAATCTTATCGAAATGGTCAAAGAAATGAAAAAAAGTAGAAAAAAAGAAGAAAAAAGGCCAGAAAATGAAGAAAAAGGTTGACCTTTTGGACAGCAGATCATATAATACTAGTATGATGAATAAGAAAACAAACATTAACCCAATGCAAGGAAACGCCATGCTAGTAAATGCAAAAGTTCATTCAGGAAACTACGGTGGAAAAGAAGTAGTAAATGAAATTTTTCCTTTGGTTAAAGGTTTTGCAGTAGGCAAAAACGGAGGTTTTATTACTGTTGATGGAGCCCAGGTTGATGGTTACCCAGATAGAGAAATCCGCATTAAGCTCGTTAGCAAAAATGATTACGAAGTAGTTCAGTCAGAACCGGCTTTTAGTGATTCCGAAGAAAAAGTAGAAGTTCCAGTAGCAGTCAAAAAGGAACTCAGCGACGAAGAGAGGCTGGAAGAAATCCGAGAGCGTTTTGAAAT